CCGCTTTTACGGCTTCAGTCAAGATTGTCTGGTGCAGGGCCTCTGGCAGCTTGCATGTCCTTGCCTTCGTCTCGCCGTCGATGCTGAGACCGTCTTCCAGGTCAACGAGGATGATGGGCTCCGGCTTCCTCAGGTACCGGACCGTGTAGGACTCGATAGGGTAGTCGCTGATCAGTTCGGAATACTGGGAATTATAGAGCCCGTCGGAGAACTCTTCGGAGGAACCGAACGAGAGACGCAGTACGCGGTTGCCGTTCTGCTTCTTGAACGGATTCCTGCTGGTTCTCCAGAACTCATCCTGGGTGACCGGCACGACGACAGCATCAACAGGACCACAGCCGTCCCTGTTGATCTTGCAGATCTCCAGGGTACGGAAGAGCATGTCGTCAGGAAGTTCAAAGACCGTAGAACCGGAAACGATGTGCGGTACGCCTGAGACCGGGGACGAAGCGTCGTACTGGCAGACGAGGGAGTCGAGATAATGAGTCAGCTCCTCCGTCTCCTCGAACGACTTGCCCAGGGACCCCTTGTACAGCATCACGACGACAGCCTGTTCCGCACGGGTAAGGATGACGGACTTCTCGTACTCGTTATGACCGGGAGCCTGATTGCTCGTTATGTTCTGATACAGGAGGTCGAACTCAAGCGACCATTCGTTTTCATTTTTCATCGGTTCTTGTCTACTTCACTTTCGAGAAGGAACTTGATGTCCTGGTGGGCAGGACTGTTGATGAACCGGGCGGCGACTGAAAGCGTGGGATTCTCGCCGGTCTCGCACAACGGGGAACCGTCGGAAGACAGGTAGTAGTAATCGCCGCGCTTGGCTATCTTGCCCAGTTCGGTGGCTCTGCGAAGAATGACCTTGGTGTGCAGGAGCGGATCGGTGACCGCGGAGAGGAACGTCTTGGCGTCCTTCTGGATGAGCGTGTTGATGCGGGCCCGGAAGAATTCCGGCTTCTCGTTCGGGGAATACGGACGTGCATCGAGCAGTTCGACCAGGACACGCATGGTGTCGAAGTCGTTGTCGATCTTTCCGAACTCCTTGTAGCTCTGCATCGTGGCGTTCATCTTGGCGTTCTCGATGCTGGTCTCCTCGGTCTCGCGGACGAGCTCGTACAGGTAGGTAGCCTTGGGCCTGTCGAGTCTCTCCTGGACGGAGGGAGCGACAAGCTCAGAGTTGGCCAGAAGGACCTTGTACCGGATGTAGTCCTCCGGATCCGACAGATCCAGATGGATTCCTTCCTTGGTCAGGGTCACCTTGAAGTCGTCCCAGTAGTTGTTCTCGGTCCTGTACACCGAGAGAGCGTTGTAGTCCAGTCCGAGCATCTGCTCGAGGAAGTCCTTCTCCGCGTTCGTCAGGATGTTCTTGTACTTCCCGGTGGAGCGGAGAACCGGCACGACGAAGGTGTCGGTGGCGCCGTCAGCCTTGCCTCCGTAGAGGACATGGGCCTTGTTGCTGCCGACATAGCCTGACTCGTGCGGTACGAACCTCACGTAGATGCGTTCCTTTCTCAAGGGGTTGACGGGACCTGTGCTCACTGCGTCATTCTGTTTTCTTGTTTCAGCTTTCTTTTCCATGATTATCTTCTCCTTGTTTTACTGGATTAAGCCTGAAGGATAGCGGGGATGAGGGAGATGCAACGGGTCGGATCGTAGACGACGATGCCGAGGGTAGCCTTGTAGTGGACCACCGCGGAATCCTCGTCGTAGGAAGCGGAGCTGTTGTTGGCCTCGCCCGTGAACGGATTGAAGAACGGACCCCACTGGTAGCCGCGGCGTTCGGGCTCGCTCTTCACGGTACACTTCTGGACGTTCGGCTGCTCCTCGTCGGCGGCATAGAAAATGTCGAAACGATAGGACTCGGCGGGACCGCCCATCGGGTGCATGATCTTGTTGGTCTGGACGTCGTCCTTGCTGGCGTCAATCATGAGGGTGACCTCGACGCCGTTGGCGGCGATCCACTTCGTGACCTGAGGGTTGGCGACGGTGACACCGTTCTTGGTGTACTCGGTGTTCGGGCCCTTGGTCATGTACGGGACATTGCCCCAGCCGCCGTTCAGGATGGGAAGCCATCCGGACATCTCGTTCTTGGCAGCCTGAGAGAACAGGATAGCGCCGCGCTCGCCGGTGCGAACGACGAACTTACGCTTGCTGAAGTCGAGCTTACCGGCGGAGACGGCATAGAGGGCGTCGTCGATCAGGCCCATGGTGAACTTGGTGTAGTACTGCATGTGACCCGCAGCCTGCTGCTCGCGGAAGCCGGAACCCTGACGGTTAGGCAGACCGGACAGACCGAAGTTGGAGTACTCGCCGTTCTCCATCTTGGTGCTGACACCACGGTCGAGAGCGTTGTTCTTGTACTCGCTCCAGGTCTCCTCGATCTTCCACGTGACGGCGAGCATCCATCTGGTGGCGATGGCAGTCTCGGTCTTGCCGTTCACTTCGCGGGAGACGGGGATGTTGGCGGCGAGACGCTTGCCGATCTCGCGACCACCGACCTTGTGCTGCAGACGGACTCGCATCCAGTCGGAGCGCATGGTGATGGGGCTGGAGAAACGGACGTCACCGACCTTACGGGAGAAGTTGTCCTCGATAGGAGCGTACGCCCAGCTGAAGCGCTTGCCGGTGACAAGCTCCTCCGGGGGAATACCGTTGACGCCGTTGGCGCCGAAGGGCTCGACGAGGTACACGGTGTTGGTACCTTCGGCCTTGCCCGCTTCCTTCACGATGACGGGATAGATTTCGTTCTTCTCACCCCAGAGGACTTCGCCGAGGGCGAACCAGTCGGTAGGGAACACGAGATAGAACGGCTCGAAGCCGACGCCCACGTTCGTGGCATCGGAGGCGGTCACCGGCGTGCCGTCGCAGCGACGGGCCTCCACGAGGGGAATGTTCCGACGGGAGGAGGTGACGATGTCCCAGAACAGCTCGGAATCATCTTCGTACTCACGGACCGGAACCTCACGGGAGAGGTAAGTGTCCAGGGTAGGACGATGCATGCTGCTCATGAGCTCGATCATGACATCGCTGGCCATTTGCGGATTGGAGCGGAACAGACCGTAGATGTGATTGTCTTTGGTAACGGTTCCACGCCAAGCGGTGACACCAACCATCTGATTGTTAATGCGTGCTGGCATAGTCTTTTAAATTTATTGGTTAAACAAAAGTATTCAACGAATACAGTCCTGTTAATTCCATCCAACCTTCCAGCCGTCGGACAGAAGCGGATCCGCGTCTGCCTTCTCGCCGGAAGAGTATCTGAGGGAACCTTCGGAAGTGAGTGCGGTGCTGTTGATCTTTCTCTCCAGCTCCCGGATGCCTTTGTTCTTCTCCTCTCTCAGCTGCTGTTTCGTGAAACCGTCTGTGTTCTTACCGCTGTCGGTAAGTACGAACCACATGCCGAGCTGCTTCAGGAACTCGAGCGGATTCTCCTTCTGGAACTTCTGCACCGCAGTCAGGAGCTTCCCGGTATCGGGGTCTTTGTAGACCGGCTTGGACACCGCGTCGAACACCCTCTGGCGCGTACGCTTGTCAAGCTTCGTCTCTCCTAACTTAAGGTCGTCCTCCAGGATCATCTTACGGAATTCCTCGGACTGCTTCTTCTGGTTCTCACGAACGGCTTCGGCCTGCTTCTTGGCGTCCTCCTGGATCTTGGCGTAGCCGCTCCGGTAGAATTTCCCGAGAGCATCGAGCGCGTCCTTCGCGTCCTCGATGTCGGATCCGGAACGGAAGGACTTCTCCAGTTCCTTCTGAGCCTTCTCCTGCGAATAGCCTCTGTTGATGAGGTCGTTGTAGATGAGCTGTCTGCGAAGGTTCTCCCCTTCTTCTCCTTCAGAAGAGAGAACTTCCTCGTTGATCGAGCCCAGATACTGCAGGGTCTGCTCATACATCCTGACCGTGTCAGGCTGAACACCATTGCCGAGAGCTTCGTCGATACGCCTCTGACGCTCGTCTAGCCTTGCGGAGATCGCCTTCTCGAACAATTCCGCGAAGTCTTCCGGCGTCTTCACGTCGAGCTCTTCATCCGTGAAATCGGGAAAGATGCCATCCTCCTTCAAAGCGTTGGCCATGGAAGCGTAGAATGGAGAAGAACCCTCGCCCTTCGGGGTGATGGCATTTTTCTCGGTTTCCTCTTCCTCGCCTACTTTCTCCGGAGACTTACCCTCAGCGGGCTCCTCTTCCTCGGCGGGTTCATTTTCCTGTGTTTCCTCTTCGGGAACTTCGGGCTCCTCAGGAGCCTGTGCTCCCTGTTCTTCAAAGAGCTTGTTAGCTTCCTCCTCTGAGAGGATTCCGCTGATGTCAAAACTAATACCTTCCATTTTTTCTCCTATTGGTTTGCACAAATGTATTTAATTGTATGACGCAACTTACCGCCGTAAGTGATTCACTTGGCGGTAAGTAAGAAATTTATTTATCCGAAATGGATTTGTTACAGTCGTACAATCTTCACAGTTATTCCGTGACGGTAGAGCATCAGCTTCTGCTTCAGACGGAATCCTTCCGTCAGCGGAGCCGTCTTTCCCTTTACGTCCACTACCTCTTTCTCGCCGGTAGCCGTCACAACGTACACAAAATCAGCGAGATAGTTAGTCGCACGCTGAATGCATCGCTTTACTGTCTTGTCTTTCGTCTTGAGATGCTTAATCTCCTCGACATAGACAGGAGGTATCACTTCATAAGGCACTTGCGTCTGGAGACTCGAGATGACGCCGTTCTCTTGCAACTGTTTCAGATACAGATAATAATCACCTTCTTTACCAGAAGCGAACTTAATTCCGTCATGCCAGACGGGTTTGTTGTGATACTTGCTCATAGTACGATGCATTTTACCAGGGCGATAATGGGCTTGCGGAATATCCATATAAGACAGCCGGAGAGTCCCAAGACGAGCCACCAGAAGGAGTTGATCTTCGCTTTCTGAATCGGAGACAGTTTCTTCTCAACGAGTTTCTCCACCGTAGTCGTGTCATGAACTTCGGTCTTCTGAATACTGTCACGCCAGCGGTCACGGTAGACATAGCGATCACGGTATTCGTAGTGATGGACGGTATCTCCCTTCATGTACTCACGGATATAGACCGAATCGTGCTGTATCGTGGTGTCGCGATGATGTACGTCACGATACACATATTTGGTCCTGGTCTTCTCAATGACCTTTGGGGAGCAGCCGGGGAGCCCCAATAGAAACGAAATATAGATACACAGTAATAGAACTAGTCTCCCCGGTCTCCCTTTATTTCCGATACTTTCCATCCTCCTAATCCAAAGTTCTCGAGTCCGGCGTACCAGGCGAAGGTATAGGAGTCATAAGGGCCCATACGATACCCGCCGCTCGTGACTACGTAATACATCATTTCACTATCAGGTTCTTCGTTTCGCATCTCTGAGATCCTGTTGATGAATACAATCCGATATGAACCCACTTCACCTTCCCACTGGTCTCGAACAGGACCTGGTCGAACTTAATGCGGTTCTTCACGAGCCAGTCACGGACGAACTTTCCGAATTCATCTATCTTCCCGTTACCGGGCTGAAGGTCGACAGCGTATCCGAGACGATGAGCAGAGGTTGACACTCCGCCTACAGCCTTGTTCAGCGCGTCACACCGGTATCCGGAAGTAACCTTGATGGAACTGCCCCAGGCAATGCGGAGCGGTTCCAGGATATTTTTTGTAAGCTCCGTCAGATGCTCGACGATAGTGAATGAAGGGAAGTTGTCGATCTTCTTCTTTGTCGCCACGTCGGAAGCGCAGAGCTCCTTGAGGGTGAAGTACTTGAAATCTGCCATATCAGTTTTTAGCTATGAACTGTCCCTTCGCGTTACGGGCAGGCTTGTCCTTGCGATAGGAGTTCAGGATCTTGTTCACCTCGTCCTCGTCACATCCCAGTTTCCGGGCTATCTCACCGGTCAATGCCTTCTGCATCAACCGCAGGAACGCGTTCTTCGGGAAAAGAATAAGCAGGGATGCGGAAAAAGACCACACCTCTGCCAGGGTAATCACCGCCCCCACCAGTCCTGAGGTGAGAGCTATGTCAAGAGTAGTCTCAGAAGCAAGCACCTTGTCCAGACACAGGAATGCCAGGAGCACCGTTCCGTAGATCGCGAGCTTCTCCACCGTCTGGCGTATCAATTCAGAGAGGGTGAACTTCTTTTTCTTCCTGCTTACCGCTATTCCACAGACGAGATCGATGACCGACGCCACGACGACTGTATAGACAATGAGTTTCCCGCCAGTCACGGCATCAGCCAGGAACAGACCGAAGCCCGCGAACCATCCGGCTGGATAATGAATGATGTCCAGGAACTTGCTCCAGACACTATGAATGATACGTTGCATAGCCACAATAATCGTTTTCACAAATTTATCTATATGTCTCATCGGTTTTTCACTTAGAAATATTTCACTTACAGTTGGTAACTCTTTTAGATATATACACTATCTGCATCCGAGTTCACATATAACCTCAGCCAATGCCCTGGCGGCATCTCCAGAGATATAGGCAGGCCTTTCGGAATCCAGAGAGACATCCAGTGACTTCGCTATGGAATCTGCCAGATGCCGTATCTCATGGACAAGAGTGTCCAGGAACTCGCCACCGGAAGTCGCAGGACCAATGAGCACTACAGCCCTTCGTCTTCTCCGGTCGGAATAAGTAAATCCACAGTTATAGTCACAGGAGAGCATGAGTTCCTCTGCCTGATCAAGTACGGTCTCGGGGGCTCTTGCATCCATGAGACATGCGAGAACCCCCTCAACATCATAGCGTCTGACGGCAAACAGAAAGTCTACTGTCCACCGTCCTATACCGAGAACACGATGTATCATATCATATCTTCCCAGTCTATAGACACTCCCTTGGCTTCGCAGTCAGCGAGAAAACGAACGAAGGCAATTCCGTCATAACCATCCGGATCATCTACGTAGTCCCGGACATACTTCGCTATGGCGTCATCGGTTGTAATGGAGCTGCCGAAGAAATCAGCGTAAACCATGTGGATTACATACACGGCATCGTACCCGTTGTCATTCTTCAGTTCTACCTTATGAACCCTCAAGAATTCATCCACCTGTTCTTTCGACCTGAAGGGGATCTTGTTGTCATTCCTGTCCCGCATCTTTGACACAGCCCACTTGCACATGGCCTTGGAGAAGTGCCAGCCGTGATTAGAAAGATAGGCATCCAAACCTTTCGGCCTTATATTGTAATAATTCAGATTATCCATAGTATAATAATATAAAGGGGCGAGTTTCCCCGCCCCGAATCAATTACATGCGACGACGGACGCGGCGTTCGCGGGATTCATCCCACTCCTCCTCATCATCACGCTCATCGTAACCATACTTGTCCTCCATCTCTTCGGAGAGCTCACAAAGCATCTCGATGGCTTTCTTCGCCGTCTTGAGAGCCTTCTTATACTCGTGGAGTTCATCTCCACCGCGCTTCATGATATGAACGATACCCATGATAAGTCCCTCCATTCATTAAGCACCGGTAGAAGAAGCAGAAGACGCACGGGTCAGGGCAGTCACCTGACTGAACAGCGGAGCGAGGTAAGCCTCGAGCTGAGCGGTCTGGGCAGCGTTGTCCGCCTGGTTGCGGAGCTGAGTGATGATCTCGCCCTGGGTGTTGATCTTGTCCTGCATGTCACGCTCACGAGCGGCACAGAACTCAGCGATAGTCGTGGTCTTCAGGTCGGCGATGGCGTCGACGATACGCTGGTTACCGCTGGTGATAGCGGAAGTCAGAGTATTGGTCTGATTGACAGTAGCCAGTTGATTCTGATACCCCTGCTCCATCACCATCGTCTTCATGTTGCAGCAACACTCGCCGAGCTTGCTCTGAAGAGCGGCGTTACCGCTCTGGACGGCGTTGATGATCTGCAGGGAAGACATGCCGGTCTGGGAAGCCAGACTGGCGATACCGTCACGGATACCCTGAACACCGGAGTTCACCAGGTTGAAGTCCTGACCGAGCATGGTTGCCAAGTTCTGGACGGCGGAACGGGAAGCCTCGCCGTTGGAGTTGATTGCCGCCATAAGCAGATCCCTGCCGTTGTCATTGTTGATCTGGTTCGAGAGAAAACCGGCGCCACCGGCATTACCGCCGAGACCGTTACCGCCCCAACCGCCGTAACCATTGCCAAAGAACAGACCAAGCAGGAATCCGAGGACACCACCACCGAGTCCGCCCCAGTTACCGCCGAAGCCGCCGTTGTTCATAGCAGCCATCCAGGCAGGCACAGTTCCACCGTTGTTTTCCGGGTAGAAATAAGTTTCGTTTGCCATAAGATTTTTTCAGATTATTGGTTAAACATCCGAGTTGCAACTCTTACGGCAAAGCTATTATTTCTCGAAAGCTTTTCTCAATAATGCCAAAAGCCCTCGTAAGTCATTGACCTACAAGGGCTCCAAAAAGCAAGGTTTTTAACTATAGCTTTAAATCTTTCTTGTACCACCGAAGCTCACGAAATCCAGAGACTTTCTTTTCTCTCGGAAGCTTTCCTTCGCGCACCAGGGAATCGAACTTAGAACGACTCATGTTCAGATACAGACAGGCCTGATATTTACTCATCGGAATGTCCTTCCTCACTATCTCCCGAAGAGTCTTTGCCACCTGCAGAGCTTCCTCCTCAGTGAGAGTTGAGTTGCCGGAATCTATGTCGTCGACTGCCTGAACAAGATATTTCCTTATGCGATGCAGCATCTTTCAGTACGATAGAAATACAGAACCAAGAAAAGAAGAGAACCGAGTAACATGGAATGAATACCGAGTAAAGACAGGTTAGTTACCGGAATGCCGAACTCGAAGTCCGCTATGCTGATGACATTGGTGATCACTACATAATGCAGAAACATTCGATGATACCTGCAGAATCCGAATACGTACGAAGTCAGATACAGGAAAGCCAGCGTCAGGAAGGATACTCCTCCGAAGTACGTAAGCCAGTGACATTCTATTCCAAGGAATCCTACGGCAGTATTAGCGATATCAAGCAAGGCCAGGAGCATAGGCATGATCTTAAGGAGTATCAGAACCGCCTTATACCACCTCTTACTTCTTAATCTTTCCTCCCTTTCCATACGGAGACTTGCTGATACCGATTTTCATAGAGTTAGGTTTAGGCCTTCCTTTAGGCACTTTCTTATTGGTCTGTTCTTTCGCCATAATCAGAATAATACTATAATCGTCCCTATCACGACGCCCACGAAATCACAAATGAGATCGTGCCAGTTGGCGACGCCGTGCTTGATGTCCCATATCTCCTTTCCTATTCCCGCCGCGAGGGCTACGAGTCCAGCAGCCCACCACGGAAGGAACAATCCGAAGACCACGGCGACAATGGCGCAGGTCTCCATGTGCAGGAGACCATCACGCCTAATCCAGTTCCAGAGCTTCATGTCACTTGATGAAGAGTTCCCAAAGCTTGTCGCATCCCTTGAAGAGAAGGAGTGCAGCCGCAAAGAAGGCGATCACGAATCCGAGGCCCTTGAGGAACTTCTTCAGGGTAATCTGTTCTTTAATATAGGCCCAGTCCTCCTTGATTCCCTCAGAGAACCACTTGTCGCCGTACCGGTATTTACCATCGTCGATCCAATGATAGATAATCTGGCCGACTGTGTAGGTGAACACCCAGAGGATGACAGTCACACCAATCTAAGCCACGACGCATTTCATCACATGACCGAAGACGCTCATCCCAGGTTCGATGGGAGAAACGATACCTACGATGGTGAAGACGACCGCAGAAAGAACCGCAGTCAGCAGGAACGCCCGCTTCATGAATTTTACCTTGTCCATAGTTATTCTGTATTGATGATTTCCATGATCTTATGGGCCATGACGGATGCCCACTCCCTCCACTCCTGCATCTTCTCGAAGACAAGAGCATCTTCCTCGGAATCATCCTTGTTCAAGATGATGGCTATTTGGTCGTCGTTGCTGAATCTCTTGCCGACGAGGAACTTCTTCGCATCTGAATAGGAACGGATGCCAGGATTCGCCCAGGCTATAGTATCGAACCGTATGAAGCCCTCGTCCACGGACAGTTCGTCCGTGTCAAGTTCTCTCTCCGTAAAAGGTCCCATAGAGGACGGGGCGTTGAACCCCATCGCTCCGTTACCCACGAGATAATATCCCGCATCAGCATAAGTTATATTTTTAACCGTATACATATTATAAGTCTGCTACTAAAGTGAATCCGCACTTACTTGAATCATACAGATTGTTCCAGTTTGAATCGGTATATCCGGTGGCGCCTACAGGGACATGAATCTTATTCGTTCCGGCAGCTCTCGTTGTATATCCCGTATAGTTTCCAGAAGCCGTTCCGAAGACGCCGAAACTCTGGAGCGTAGGAGCCGATGAGCCGTAGAAATACAGCGTCGTTATTCCATTGAGCGAGAAAGCATAGACGGCAATATAAGTTATCGTGTTTGCTATATGTACCGTAGTAACTGATGAACCGCCAAAGATAGCTGGTAATGTGCCTGTGAACTCATATTCTATATCATAATTTCCGCCAGAAGGTCCCGCGGTATGAAGTAACGTGCATCCAGAGAAACACGAAGCCGCGGTAGTAACCGTAGACTTTAAGACAACATGAGATAGACTTGTGCAGTTCCTAAACATCTGTTGTTTCGTGTCAGGGCACGCAACAATTGCCGAAGTAAGGTATTCGCAACTAGCGAACACTCTACCCACGTAAGAGTTACTGCCAGATACATCTACTATTGAACAGGTACTTGGCACGCTTACCGACGTCAGGGAAGTGTTCGAAAACGCAAGCGCTCCGATTTCCTCAACATTCGACAAGTCGAACGATGTTATACCAGAACATGCCGCATAGCAGGAAACGCCTATCTTGTTATACCCTGTCGGTGTGGAAGAACCGGAGAATCCGTATGGAGCCAGCAACACATACCCTGTATCCTTGTTGCAGAGACACCCGTCTTTGACCTCATATATGGTTACATCATCTTCAACCTCAATGGAATGAATAATATTATGCGTCGCAGCATTGCTGTAAATACGCTGACACCTCGCCATGTTCTTCGACACGCAGTTTGAGGAAATCACGAGAGTAATCTTGTCGTTTGAACTGGCGGTGTTTTGAGCGCCAGTCATCGCATCAACATCTCCGACCGTTAATCGTAAATTTGATGGAGAAAAACTAAAAAACGCATTGCCTTTGAATGAAGTACATTTCGGAAGATATAATTCTTCGAGAGTTGACTTATAGTATATAGATTTACCTGAATTTCCGAAGGTCTCACAATTCGGGAAACTTATCTTTTTCGTAACACCTATAGTCTGGGAGCCATTCACATCGTTTATGGTAGTGACATTTTCTCCCGTTAGATTTACAATATTTGTATTATTAAAGGCGGAGAGGTCTATGGTAGTTACACTTGGTGGTAATGTCATATCCCCAGCCAAAGTCGTGATTCCACTAAACAGACCTGCGGGGATGGAATCCAATGACACGAAATGCTGAATCTCATCAAAGTGTGTAATCCCTGAATTTTTGAAGATAGAACCGTTTGCGGTTCCGTCGCCTAAATCGCTGGCGACGAAAGAAGACGCCTCGAACTTGGTGATGTAATTCGAGTTCGCAATCTTTCCTGCCGTTTTCGTTCCGTTAGTACCAAATGCGTTCCAGAATACGGTCATGACTTCCGGATTGGTGGTACGGGTGATGGCGATGTTTCCGGACATGGCCACGACATCGTACTCCTGCTCCGCAACGATAGTTCCGAGAGAATTGATGAGAGACAGGACAATCTTTCCTTCTGCTACGACATAGGTGTTGTCCGTACAAGCGATCACACAGCTCAACGAGGATGCGGGCTGGCTTGCCACATAGAAATAGCCTGCAAGGTCGCCGCTTATGCTCCATTCGTGGGAAAGGTGAGCCATTCCAGTATAGGAATCAGCATTCGCTATGACGGCGGAATATTCCTTGTCCTGGGAATCCGTCAATGAAATCGGTCCGCTAATAGTGATGTCGCTGTCGGACGGATAAGTCTCCTTCTTGATGGAGACTGCCTGCGTCTCTACGAAGTAATAGGAACTCGACGGATCGGTAGGGGTAAACTCGGCCTTCACCGCGAGGGTGGAATCGTCTTCGTTGTTAAGCGTCGTTGAAAGCAAACCAGTAATCGGGTTGATGGTCACGCCTGGTCTGGAATTATTGATAATCGAGTACCGGACGGAGCCGGATACACCGATAACGACGAGCGTGTACTGCGCCGTCTCGCCTTCGACAAGCGTGTCTGGTCCGCTCATGTCCTTATAGATGTTCGTTCCGTAGAGCCAAAGGTCGTTGGTAGAATCGAAACAATGCTCTCCGAAGATTTCCTGCAAGGCCGCTATTTCCTCCTCGGGTTCGTCGGACAGGTTCACCTGAATCTTTCCCTTCAGGGTGAGGTTTCCGACAGCACCGAGGTCAAGGAGTTCGTCGACATCGACATCCTCCCAGTCTATGCCTTCCGCATACACGGTGCAGCCGGAGAGGAACGAACTGGTCTTACCGGTAATCCAATCCTGAAGCCAATCAATGCTGTCGGTGAACGGCTTGCAGTTGACGGCGTTAATGTCAACGAGGTTAGCGCCGCCGGAGTCAACGGAAAGCGTTGCAAGACTTACCAGGTCCTTGATATGAAGGGTCTGCGTACTGCTCGGCATCTTGATGGCGGTTATCGGCGCGGCTTCAGGGAAGGACACGGCGGTAAGCGCAGTGCAACCACGGAGGTCGACCTCTTCAAGATAGATGTTCTCGGAGAGGTTTAGGTTGGCAACCGCCGTGCAGTTACACATCTGGAACTTACGGAGATACTTCACGTTGCCGAGGTTGCTGACGCCGGACATCGAGGTATTGGTCACGGAATTCGTGTCGCCAACGACGATTTCTTCCAAGTAGGTCGGGAACACATCGGAATTAGCGGCGGCGAAAGACAGCTCCTGGATATGCGTGGCAATGGCGGAGAAGTCTATCTTCTGCATATAGACTGCGTTGAAGAAGAACAGCGAACCGCCGATGTAATAACTGATGCCAGCCGCATACAGGTCGAAACTGATTTCAGTACCAGCGGTGCCGTTCGCGGAATAGACCGTCCCGTTGGTTCCGAGTCTCCAGCCGAACACCTGCCCGTCAACCTTCGGAGTCACTTTGACCACATCGCCGGAAGCGGAAGCGCCATCGGTGGACGGCTTGATGGACACGAAGCTCTTGAGGTACTGTCCGGTCATGTTCTTCGCGTCGTAGATGGCGAACCGGTTGGAGAGCCACCACTCGCGATGGGTACGGCGGGGACCCTGCAACTTCTCGAGCTGCATGTTCTGGTCATCAAGCCACACGTCCAAGTACTTGAAGGTATAGTCGTAGTTATGCAGGCGCTCGGACCACTTGCCGGACTGCTCCTCGTTGAACATCTTGATGACATTGACATAGGTAAGTCCGGCCTCAAAGAGCGCCTGGTCCACGACCTTCACGATGGCCATGAACTCCGTGTCCGCCTCGAGGTTGTTCCAGAGGACTGAATCGTGACCCGCATAGCAGTAGGCGTTGGCGTTGTCGGGGTCCTTGCTCTGGCGGTCTATGGAATAGCCGAACTTCAGGAGGCCGTCGTTTCGCACACCGAGGATGGTATCGTTATCGTAGTTGATATAGAACCAGTGAACGCCGTCCTCGGTCGTGAACATGGCGTTCTTGACCGTCTGGTCAACGCCGCCGAACCGCATCAGGTACACATAGTAGGCGGCAACCTTATAGACATCCAGGTGGTCCCATTTCTCATCCGAGAAGGTACTCATAAGGTCTGCGTCGTCAACGACAATCTCTCCGTCCTCCACCTTCGACGCTCCGTTCGTGGAGTTGATCCAGAAGCAGACGGTCTTCAGCGCGCCTTCCGCACGGGTGGCTTCCGATGCCTTGCCCGCATCGTCCGGGTAACGGGCCTCGAAGCTGTCCTGCCAGCCTCCGTTATTCGCACCGGCGCTCCAGTTGGTCATGTCGGTGAACTGGTTGATGGCGTAGTCGCCGTTCACGACCTCCCAGCACTCGACGTTGGAATCGTCGAAGCCGGGAATATCGACGAAGCCGTATACGGACTCCGTGGACTTGTCGTTGTTCCAGTTGTACTTGCCCAGGCAGATGAGGGCGTCACTCTCGTTCTTATGGTAGAAAAGGACGATAGGGAAACCGTCCACGGTGGTGCGGACATCCTTGTCGAACCCTTCGGCGAGGGCGGCGTGCTGGGCGAGCGTGCGGCACGGGGTCTTGCTGGAAGGATACTCGTCGAGGACATAGTGTCTGCTGTCGACGTTGTTCACGACGGCGTTCTTCATCACCGTGTTCCAGAGACGGGCAACACCCGTGTTGTGGGTGGAGGAGGACTCGGCGTAGTCCGCCTTCAGGCACCAGCAGGACACCGGCTGCGCCCCTTCCTTGAACGCATATTTCCTGTCTCCTCCCGTCAGCTCGTTGCCCTGGTAGTCGAACACACGGGTGGTATAGCTGTCCACCGTCGTGTCGGCGCTGTCCTTCTTCAAGTAGAAGCGGAAGTTCTTTCTCGGGTAGTCCATAGAAGACGTACCCTGACAGCGCATCGAGGCGTTGAGGATAGTCAAATTCTTGGTCGGATCGAGGTTGTTGACAATCTCAATCTTGTCCATCTTGACATAGGTGCCCTTGTTACTCCGGTCGAAGTTCATCAGCTTCTCCACGTCGCCCGTCACGATGATTATCGGAGTGTAGGCGGCGAGCTTGTCCTCGGAGGGCTGGTTGTTGGTGTCGAGGATGTCGTTCCTGTCGTATGTCGCCACAAGCTCCTGCGTCGTCGGGCGGTAGAGAATGAAGTTGTTGAGTATCTCGTTGGAGGACAGGGCGCGGTTATAGCACCGGACCTGCTTCAGCAGGATGGCGGCGTCGGCAGAACCGGCGAACTGAAGATAGGAAGCCGAAGTGAAAGAGTCGGAACTCGGATAGTTCATCGCTCCGGCAAGGATGCCGTCGATGTAGATGAACAGGAGGTTCTTGTTCCTCGTCGCCGTCGGAGGGTTGATGACGAAGGAGACGCGGAGCGGGACACCGCTTTTGTATTTCGTGGAGACCGAGACGCCGCCTCTGGAGGTGATGGACGCCTCGGAGGCGGTGATGAGCAGTCCGGTCCCGTTGGAACGGAGGTCGCATATCACCTCCGAGTCGTCAAGCACCCGCTGGGTCTCGAACTCAAACTCCGCCGTGAAGCCGGTCTGCACGACATTCCCCGCCAACGGCGCATAGTTGGTGACGAAGGACGCACCTTCGGGAATGAGGAGGCCATCCCTTGTCCATCCGCTTCTGTCGGTCCACGAGAACCCGGTCATTACTGCGGAGTAGGGGCCGTAACTCCAAGAGCTTCTGTTATCGGAGGTATTGGTGGAGTCGCTCTTGTCCATAGCGAACACCAGACCGTTCGTCACTTCGCCGAGGTCCGAGTAACTCGTCTCCTCGAACGAGACGTTGAACTCGAGGATGTCTGTCCCGACCTCGAATGCAAGATAAGTCGTACCCGAGGTGAAGGACTGAAGGGAGTATGTGTATACGTTGCCGTTCTGGACGGAATACGTGGACTCGGAGCTTCCCAGCGTCACCCTCATCGTGCTCTCGCCGAAGGGACAGTTGACCGCATATTTGATGTCCTTCGACAGATACTGCGTCGCACCGTAGATAGGAATCGGTTCCGTCAAGGCGTCGATGATTCCTCCAGTTCCGTAATCGGAGGAATAGGAGAAGTCAAACGCGACGACGGTCAGGTAATCCTGGAGATAGCCGTTGTCGATGATGAAATCCCGATACAGCGTGTCGGAATAGAACAGGCTCCCGTCCCCGGTTTCCACATAAGCGCGGTACTGAAGGTTATGCCTGCCGTTGGAGAGGTTATAGGAAGTGAGCGGGATGGTCTTCACTCGGGAAGCCTCGCTTGCGGTCACGTCGTCGTTCTGGGAATCATACGGGACCTGCACCCCGTCGATATACCACTGCAATCTCTTGATGCCGGAGCCGACGATATTGAAGGCGATGTCAAGGTTGCCCGTGGGGGATATGTGCTGGGAAATGTCGAACGTGTCGTTCAGTTCGAGATTGATGCAGTAATAGGTGAGACCGATCGAGGTCGCGGCGAGGGTGTTCTGTCCTACGGCGGCTATCGTGATGACGTTCGTCCCGACGGAAAGATATTCATCGATGTTAAGGGACAACTGGGAACCGTAGGCCACACTCCTCGTAAGACGGGACTGTGCGGAGCCGTTGCGGAACGTGATGGTCACGTTCATGTTCTCGCCGACTGACGACCCCGACTTGTTGACGACATCAAATTCGGCCTTGATATAGTTTCCGGTGCTTCCCGACTTGATATAGTTCACGCTGTCAGTATCAACCAAACTGATACTGGCTGTATAATTGAACGGCGCGTCGAACGCACCGAGAAGAAGAGCGGCATGCTCGGTCGGATCTTCAAGATATAAATCCCGGTTAGATTCATCCGAAAACACCAGAAAACGGTTATTGGCGGAGTCGTAATAGAAGACGCCAGCCCTTCCTTCAAATTGCTCCTTTATCCAATCCTGAACAGAACCACCACCGAAGGGAAGTCCGTTCTCAGGATCATAGCTCCAATCAATTTCCTTGGACTCTATTCTGTTTGTACTGTATTTAGGCATATCTCAATTATTTCCAACCTTCATTATTCAACCACGGTTTGTCATTTATCCAGTATCCGGCACCGAAACAGGACTTAATGGCAGTCCATACGAGCCTCGCCCCTTTATAGATTTCAGTAACGGACATCCATCGCCCGGGATGAATCTTACGATACTTCCCTGTAAGCTCCTTATTCCCCTCGTAGTAAATCATATCTATTCAGATGCATCGGATCCGATTTCTCCGACTTCTATGTCATCGACCTCCTCATAGACATTATATGTCTTCGTGATATCCTTCACGGGAATGGCATCAAACTCCTCCTGTGTAAGCCATATTTCGGAATCGACACGCTTATAATCGCTCATATTAATGGAGACGCTTCCTATCTGAGCGAAACTGTAAGAAACTCCATCGTATTGAGTGATATATCTGTCATAGTCTTCGGTCTCATCGTTATAGATAAGATATACTATGTCAGCCGTACTCGCGGATGCCTGAGCCGGAAGAGACTCGACAATCTGCATCGTAGTGTTGTTCACGCCGGGATTACCCTGAGCGCCTTTCAGTCCGAAGAATGAGAATGTCAACGCCCCCTCGTTCAAGTTTGTGACAACACGCGGAGTTCCTGGAAGAGAATCCACAGATGCGTTTACACTCGTGACTCCCGTTTCTCCGTTCTTCACATAGAACTTTGAAATGTTTCCATTGTCAAGCCTGACGGTTATCTCGTTAGATCCGCCATCCTTATTTGAACGATAGGTCTGCGATATGTCGGCTATGGAAATTCCGGTACGACCCTTCAATCCAGAAAAGGACAGATAGAGTATCCCATTTTCAACGCGACAATCGACAGTCGGATCTTCCACCAGTCCATCAATAGACGCATCCACGGTATCGAACAGAAGAGGGCCCACATCACCTTTGTCGCCCTTATCTCCCTTATCGCCCTTCGTAATCCTATTGACAACCTGAATGATTGCGTCGTAAGCCTCCCTCGCGTTCACATACGATTCCATCAGGAGCCCGTAGGTACACGAAGCGGTAAGGCCTATGTTCCTCATCTCCACCAAGGAATATCCAGGCTCGGTATGACTATGGTTTCCTGAACTTCTCAGGAGATCCATAGCCTGCCTCTCGTTAGGAGCGGCTACCAGCGCGATACCGGCTTCCGCTCCTACCGTGAAGGAAATGGTGTATAAGTAATTGCAACTGTTCATCGGAATTTACTTTCGACAGGATTACTGATCCAGGACAAACCACGTGGAAGTACTGGACGATATGAGACGGTATTTCTTCTGAGTATCCATCGTAAGCTCGGACACGATACCGAAACCGAGAACATACAGATTCATTCCGGAAGGAGGATAGAGCTTAACGTTAGGAAGAAGCGAGATCATATCGTAATACGTACCTACCTCACCGCTCTCTATAGAAGGGAGAGTCACCGACTGGTTGGAACCAACACTGCCTTCGATGAAGATGAACGAACCAGAGAGAACTGAAGTCTTGTCGATAGTAAGGGACGGAGAGAAATGCCTCACAGCTATTCTCTGTCCGCTCATCTCTGCATCTACTGTGACGGTTCCAGCGAACTTAATCTCACCCTCTATGTTAATATCCCCTTCTATGTTGATATCACCTTCCATGTCGATATCGCCGTAGGCGGTGATAGCCTTTCCGTTGGCATCAGAAGCATCGATATACAACGCGCTGTTTGCACCGCCATAGAGGGAACCGGTCTTCTCGTAAGTAATCTCCACGAAGCCGTTTCTGCTCGTACCAGGTCCGGCTGCATGCGGATTCTCGCCCAGACCGACACGGAAATTAGCATCGTTATGAGGAAGCTGCACAGCCTGACCGGATGCCTCCACATGAGAATCTATCTCGAACCCACGAGAATCCATGTACAAGGTCTGGGTCTGATGAATGTTGGAAGAGATGTCATTCTCATAGACCGCCTTGAGATATCCTTCCTGCTGGATTGTAAAGTCACCGATGGTACCTTCTTCCGCTGCAAGTCCTCCAGTAATAACCACGTTATTCGCATCCAGAAGGATCTTGCTTCCGGACTGGTCAAGCGAATCCGCTATGATGGCGATTCCGGCTTTCACGTCGTCGCCGTCACCGACGGCAAGCCAGATCTTGTCTGATCTGACCTCGAGCGCTCCGATGCGACCATCATGACTCTCCACAGCCAGATTAATCGCGTCGGCAGTCTGGTTGATTCGGGAGAATGCGTTGGTAACGACTGTAAGCGTGTATTCAGGATGCTCCGTCGCCATCCACTCCTCGTAAGTTTCGGTACGAACCTCCCAAGAATAAGTGTCGATCCAGTAGTTATAGTCACGAACACGAGCGTTACCGGTAGCGGAATCGTTAATCCACACGAGAGTGGAATTCTTCACCGTAGTGGAGATCTCGTCAGGGAACACATCGATGACCGCGAGGTCACTGGAGAAATCATACTTTCGCCAACCGGCGGCGTACATCTCGTTGTAGTAATCCTCGTGAGTCATGTTCTCAGGGACAGCGTAACGAGCATACTCGTATGTCGTATCGAATGTTCCGGGAACGACAGTCTGGCGTCTCCATACGTAACCCATGTTGGCAAGAGTGGTACGAATGTTACCTGCAGTCTGAGTTATGTTCGAAAGGGCGTTGCCAACCTCAACCTTCGTAAAGCGAAGGACGTTCTGGACGTATTCCTCGTAAGAATAAGAGGTGTAAGTGCTGGTGCGGTTCTCGTAGCTGGGAAGACTTCCGTATCCGTTTTCGCGGAAGTATTCGTATCCATAGAACTCATTGCCCTTGTTCCACATGTACTTGTAGGTACTGACCGAAGAGCTGATGGAGTTCATCGTCTGCTCAATGTTCGAGAACTCGTCCACGATGACCACGAACTCGAACGGACCTGTAGGTCTGTCATCACCTTCTCCCGGATTCGGTCCACCCTGTGAAGCGGACTTCTGCATGTAAGCCTCATAGGCAGCGAAACCGGAATAGCCGGAGGAATCGGAACCGCTCTCTTCTTCCTCGTCGTAGTTCTCGAAGAAGTCGTTCCAATACAAGTCATACCGATAGAGAACGCCATCCTTCTTCCAACCGGAATGAGCCTTGGAGATGATACTGCGGAGAGCGCCAGCCTCAATAGTAATCTCGGAGGCAAGGATAGAATCAAGATCTTGACTGGTCACCCGTGCCCGTATCTCAGCAAGAATACCGTCGAGAGTTATCTCCGCACCGCTACGACCGTTGAAGAACTGGGAACCGACTTGCAGGGTCTCCTTCGCGTTCTGCGCGTCAAGCAGGATGTCCGCGAAAGCCTTCTTGTCCCCCGAAGCACTTGCCCAGCTGGTGAGGACACCCCACAGACCATTGACATTGTCCATGATAAGCTTCACGTCCGTACCGTCAATCTGGTCAAGACGGTCCTTGAGGGAAGCGAGCTGAGACAGGATGGAAGACTGAATGGCACTGCGGACAGCAGCGAGTTCGTTGTTCAGGCGTTCGACGTCAGCATCGTACCCTTCGATAGCCGCTTCAAGTTCCGCACGAAGCGAGGCAAGATCCTGGATCAACTGACTGTAGTCGGTAGGGGAATCGCTGTGATAATACCGTACGGTATAGGCGCTGCTTCGGGAGTACGGGAAACCGGCGTCGGTATTGGAATCGTAGTTGGTCTGGATGAAACAGCGGAGATACGGAAGGCTTTCCGTAGGATCACCGGCAGTCAGAGACCAGCGACCTCCCTGTGCAGAAGACGGATCCGCGATGGTCAATGCAGGAGCCGCGAGATCCCCGTTCGCAGTAAGTTTGAACCAGGCCTCCACGCCGGTAACGGATCTTCCGTCACCTCCGGGAGTGGTACCGTCACCACTGCCCTTGCCAATGTTATGGAAGGCAAAGTTGAACACCTTCGCGGTGTTCGGACCGGAAGCGGTGACCTGAACGCTCGGAGTACCTGAAGCGGTAGTATCCACTGTAGCCGTGTGGTTCTCTGCCACACCGGCGGAAACACCATCACGACCATTGAGACCGTTGGTTCCGTTCGTGCCATTGGTTCCATTACGACCGTCGGCACCGTGCAGGGAAGCTATCCACCCAGCCTCGGTACCGTCGAACCCGTTATCGACGGCGATCTCATACGCGGACTTACCCTCGACGAGCTGCTCGACGAAGTCTTCCGGAAGATACCGCAGGAAGAAATCCTTGATGCCTACCTTCTTGTTGATACCATCCTGGATGATGGCGATGAGTTCGTCGCCGGACAGCTCCCGGGCATAAGGAAGGTCAGTATCCTTCACGCCGTAGGTAGCCAGCTGCTTACGAATCTCATCAATCTGTTTCGGGGTAAAGTATTTCATATCTCAATCACTTTTTCGTCGAGGAAGAGCCCTTGGTCTTCGCTATCTGTTTCTGGGCCTCTATCTTCTTAAGTTCAATTTCTTTCTTGTCCTTCAGTTCATTGTCCTTCTGGCGGAGCTCGGCGTCGAACTGACGGATCTCTTCCGCCAGCCTCTCACGCTCGATCTCGTGCTTCTCGCGCACGAGTTCCTCGTCGTTCTCCTCGGAGTAGATGCCGAGACGGAGATACTCAGCCTGGGAGTTGATCTTCGCGACCTCGATCTTGGTCTCATTGTCCCGCTGGTTGAGGACATCCTTCTGCTGCATCTCAGCCTGCTGGGCCTGCATCTGGGCCTGGATCTTCTGCTGTTCGATCTGGGCCTGCTGCTGCTGGGCTTCCATGGCCTGCTGCTCACGCTGCTTCTCGTCCTTCTCGATGAGACGGATCTTCTCCTGGATGGACGCGGAGGAGTAGAGCTTGATGAGGGAGGACACGCGGTAGTCGTTCTGTGCCATGGCCTGGGCGATGGCGTCGATGCGGGAGTTGAACTGCTGGGTATCCTGGGAGTTGTCCACGAGAAGCCCGTAGTCGGACTCGCAGAACTCATCACCGTCGATCTCCATCAGACGGCGGGAACCGTCGGACAGGATATACTGGAACTTCTTGCTGCGACCACGGAGAGCGCCCTTAGCCTCCTCGAGAAAACATTCGAGAACGCGGCGCTTGGTGTCGTCGTGCTGCTGGAAAAGCCAGTCGGTGATGTACGAGGACTGCAGGACAGCTCTCTCGATGCCTCCCACAGTCTCACGGTTGTAGGTGTTACCCTCTCTCTGGCGGTTGATGCCCACCAGGTCGGACATGGAGTCCTTCGTCCACTGGAGCAGTTCAATGTAGTTCTGGATGGACTGGCCCCAGTCGGCGTCGATGTATCCCTTGCTGGCGTTGTTCAGACCGGCGGCGAGCTTTCCGGTAGCCGCACCCTTGGTACCCTCGTTGAAGGAGTCCTTGATGAGGACCTTGTTGGCACGGGCGAAGTACATCCACTTCTCGACTTCCCAGTTCTTCGGCTTCAGGGCCAGATCCATCTCGAGGAGCTTGCCCCAGTTGGTGGCGATGAGGTCAACGAGCTTCGCGTGAATGGCGTCGTACAGATAGTTGTACGGCTTCATCATGTCCACGAGGGAGTACGGGACGGACTCGTTGATGTTGTAGATGGTGCCGACGATGCCGGAGTGGCATCTCGACGGATTGGACATGGAGTTATGCTGGACGAGACAGGGACGGATGCCGACGTAGATATCCTGACCGATCTTCGTGCCTTCCCACATCTCATTGATCCAGAGCGTGGTAGCCTCCTCACCGGCGTCCTCGTCAGGAACATAGGTCTCCGGATAGAAGTCGAGATTCTCCTCGCCGGTCTCCGGATCGAAGGACTTGACTCTGAATATCTTTCTCTTGGACTTCCACCAGACGCGGAGGACGCGCACGTTACCGGCGACGTCATAGGGAAGCAGGTCGGAACCGAAGCCTCCGTCCATCGTGGTGAGCTCGTCGAAGATAGTACCCAGACTGGTGTCTCCGTCGATTATGATTCCCTCCTCCCCGACGATATGCTTCCTGTTGATGAAAGGGAACGCCTCGTTGTAGTTACCTGCCGCACCTACCGGACCCTGACCGCCGAAGTCAGGAAGCTCGTCGCTGAGCCACTTGACCTGCGCGGGAGTAAGCTCGTCTCCGTAGGTGTCTACTATGCGGCTAGGGTTCCAGTAGTCCTCATAGATGATGACATCGGCATCCTCGATGCGATTGGAGTAGCCGTTGCGGAACACGCGAAGCTTCATCGGGTTGAGACGGACGAGGAAAGGCTCGCCTCCCATTATGCCGCACTGATATACCTCCATGCTGTTGGCGCAAGCATCGACGAAGCCTTCGTTGAAGGTCTGCTTGAAGTTCTGCTCCTTGGAGTAGTGACGGAGCAGTTCGTTGGCGCGTATCTCCCGCAGGTCCTGCCAGCTGTAGTCGAAGTACTCTTGATTCTCCTGAACCTGCTTCTCCGCCTGCTGCTGGTCGATGTCGGTATTTTCGACAATGTTCTGGACAGCCTGCATGAACTCCGCTTTCTTGTCCTCTTCCATCTGGGTAATGGAATAGGGATTGGTGACGATGACCCTCCAGTCGAAGACACGGGCAGCCTCCTCACCGCGAAGGGTGTTGATCTTCGAGTTGATGATGGGATAGTGCTGGATCTTCTCCGGAAGGAACGCAGTGGAGATGTTACCCGGGTTGAGAATGGCGGCGACGTCATCCATGTGGATGATGCCGTTCATCAGGTCGTAGTTGACCTTCATGTGCACGACATCGCGCCGGACAGGAGAGTAGTTGAAATAGGTGCGGCTCGCAGCCCAGTCGACACACTTCTGCCCCCACTTCTTTCCTTTCTGTTTGAAAAGCAGGGTCTGCCTGGGAAATGCCGCGTATAAATCCATAGCCATAACTTTTATCCAGGGCAAATCTATCGAAATAATCGCCCCGAATTACGGCTATAAGTGAAACACTTATTGTTCGAAAGCGGATTTGTAAAGAGGGCCAAACTTTTCCTTTACCCTCTGCCAGTCCCTGTCGAAGAAATCGTCGTCCGCGGCATCCTTGCTGTCGGGCCCGGACTCGGGGGAACCGCCGTACAGGATGACGAAATGCTCACGGAACATCATGGTCTGCTGGAGAGCGGACACCCGGTCAGTATTGACCTCAGGACCATATCCTATCAGCTCGTCCAGAAGGGCCCGATTACGGAGACGGTAAAGCTGGGGAACCTGCTCGATGCGGACATCGCCCTTCTCGTCGGTAACCTCGACTGGATAGGTCTTCAGGAGCCAGTCCTTGATCTGCTCATTGCCGGTCATGATGGTCCCGGAACTGGAAGAGATACCCTTGATGGACGAACCGAACAGGTTGTACTTGACGATGCCACGGGCCCGAAGGTATTCAGGGCAGTCCGCAAGCCTCCACGTCTCGCGCTTCTTCGCGAAGTAGGCGAACATCATCTTCGAGTTCGACTCGTACATGACCTGGGCGTTCCAGAAGACGGCGGCGAGCCTGACCATCTCGAACGCATCCTCCGCCAGCCTCTTACGACCCGTGTACTCCGCGACGATATCATCCGTGACCAGGTCGAACACGAAGAACGAGAAGAGCGAGGATGACTCCGCCTGGTCCTGGTTCACCGGGTCGCATCCGATTATGTAGCGATTATTGGTCGCTCTCGGAGACGGCATCGCGTAGATCTCCAGCGCACCTTCCTCAGTGTTGTCCACAGGCCAGCGCCTTATGGGCCTGTCATCGGTAGCCCGGAACTCCACCTTGCCGCCCACGTCGACGAGCGTTCCGACGAAGACGTCGTCGTAGATGTGCGGAGAAGTGTCCAGCTGACGGGCCCGCTCCGTAAGCATCGTAACAGGAAAGTAACTGGACTTCACCTTGAGGATAGCCTCCGCCGGAGTGATCGGCATCTGGGCGACACGGGAGAGATAGGAAGCCGCGTCACCGCCCTGCTTGACCTGGTACCGCATCATCAGGATGGACATCAGGGCCTTGGTCACGTCGGAGTTGCCGTCCTTGTCCATGCATCCTGTACGGGACATATAGGAGGGGAAAAAATACGCGAACTTGTCAGTGCCCTTTCCTCTGCGGTCATAGACGTTCTCCAGGGCCAGGACCTCGTAGCTGTCAGGATTGTACAGGATGGTCTTCACGCCGGAGAAGTCGGACTCCTTGTCACCCGCGGTACCGACTCCGTAGAGAAGGGAGAACACTTCTTCACCGTCCTTCACGGAGTCACGGACGTTGTCCCAGACACCCCGGAAGTTGGCGTAGGAGCCCATCTCCTCGAAGAAGATGAAACCTCGCTTGCCTCGTACCTTTCCCTCGTCGTCCTTCACGGACAGACCAAGAACTGAGTTGAGAGAACCCTTGATATTTCCATTCTTGTTCTTATAGCCCATTATCCAGGTCATTTCTGCCTGGGAACGCTTTACCATCAGGCGAGGAAACTCCGTATTTGCTGCACAGAAGTCAACCATCGGAGTGAACTTCGACAGCGTTCCGTCCTTCTCCGCAAGATACTCTTTCAGATACGCAGTGAGAACGGTAGTCACACGCTTAGTCACTTCCTCATTCTCGCCGAGAAGAAGGTTATGCGTCATCATACTTGCAAGGACAAAACTTTTTCCGCAACCTCGACGAGCCAGTTCCGTGCAATGTTTTCCTGCCTTACGAGCCTGGTCAATATAATGAAAGCGATAATAGATACCCTCCCACATATCCGGAAAATCCTCAACACGCTTGGCGACATTGGAATTCTTACTCTTGCGTGTGAGCATGATCCGGCAGTAATTCATAAAGAAATACATCTGGCCCGTGACCCACTCGCCGTCAGATTCGCGAACATACCCTTCGCGGCAGCGTCTCACTTCCTCAGCAAACCACTTACCATATTCGCTGTTAGGATTTGCATTCGGCTTGAGTAAAGAATAGCATCCGTTCTGCTCATAGAACTTCGCAGCAGGACGGAAATAATCCATATCCTCCAGGATATGGGGATGAGTGATATCAACGACGATCCTTCCCTTGCCATCTCTTGGTAAATCCTTGGCTCTTGGTCTTTCTCCTATCATCCACTTGATGAGCGGCACGGTATCGATGAAGTCCAGGAACTGCTCCTGGACCTCGTCAGGGTACTGCTCCAGCCACTCCTCAGTTATTGGTGTTTGGAATTTATTGGTTGGAATAATCTCTTTCGCCATCTGTCCAATGCCTCCCAGTCTTTACGATAAATGTGATAGTTCCCAATCTGAACGAATTCATCTTGTACTCCACTCTTCTCGATATATTCTTTTTCCATTTTCATCTACTTCCCAAAAATCAGTCAACGTCCCTACAAGCCGTCCTCTCATCCCCCCGCCAAATGTGTCAGGATGTCTTCTTCTCCATTCCGGATCGAACAAGCAACAGAATTCTAAACACTGTTCGAAGAGATATCTACTTGACATTGGAATCTTTCATTTCGACGAAGAGAGGCTCTTCGTCTTGAATCCAGTCTTCGTCTGCAATGAACATAGTTACAGTAACTCCATCAGAAGTAATCGTTCCTTTGTAATACACCGGTACCCGACTATCAGATATCTTCTCCAATAGCCTTTTCGGCACTTCCTCTTGCTTTGTCATCTTCCGCGAAATCTCTAGCCAATGCCTTCTCCGCTTCGGCAAGAGCCTTTGACAGGTCGGGTATCTGCTTCAGGGCACTTGTCATGGAAGCGACGGTCTTTTCAGAGAACGCGGTGTTCCCGAGGAAAGCACTCAGGCTGTTGATACCCTTCCTCATACCCTCGAGGAGAATAGCCGCGGTAGTGATAGTATGCTTCCGGTAGATGTCCATGGCCTCCTTGAGAAGGTCCGACGGCTCCCAGTCGTCGCCGAGGCCCTCCTGGGTCTTTATCTCCTTGGCACGCTCCTCCTCGTTGACCAGGTACATGTAGGTACTTCTCGGATCGGTCATGAACCACAGGTAGGATATCTGCTTCCAGAACTCCTCCTTCTTCTTGGATTTGTCCTCCCGGAACAGTTCACGAATGGGGCGGATGAGAAAGGCCTCATCCGCCACCTTGAATTCCATTCCGTCAAACTCAATCAGTTTCATCAGAACACGAAACTATTGGTATGCAACTCGAAGTCGTATTCCTTTCCCTCAATGCGTCTGTATGCGCTCCACGTAGTTGCAGTATTACAATCGTTTACGACCTTGGGTTTTGAACTTACTTTGATGGTGAGATAGTCACCGAGTTCCTCCTCGGCTTCCTTCAGGAGAGCTTCGAACTTCTCCCGGTACTTGTCAATCGGCTTCATTACTTGGACCCTCCACAGACTTTCGGATACTTGATGCCGAGGTCACAGCTCTCGATGAGACCATAGTACGCGCATCTCTCAGTAAGAACCTGAAGGTATTCCTTCATGCTCCAAGCCTGACGAGTAAGCATGTCCCATTCCTTGCGGGTCATCTTAAGGTCCGGATTCTCCAGAGTCTTGTGAATCTGGACAGTTCTTTTCATGAGCTCATTCCGCTCTTCGAGGAGTCTTTCCTGCAAATCTAGTCTTTCTTCCATATTACTTCATTTTTAAGGTTAGTCATAAAAAGCACGGAGGGAACAGCAACATAATCGAATTCAGCTAAGACCGGTATTAATCGTACAAGAGAAGTTCAAGTAGTATCCCATAGCGGATCTCACGACGCGCTTCCGTGCTTTAGGTTTCTATTGGATAAGTCCGCTTTCGTCAGCCTCGTACTCCGTAATGACGTACTCGATGTCATTATTTTGAAGGAGGAGGCATTCCTGACCGTCTATGTCGATCATCGGAATCTCATAGACGATGGACATCTTGTCCATCACCTTATTCTGAGACTCGTCCTTGGCTCCGGGAACATGCTGGGTCTTGGCATATCGCTTATAGTTAACCTTGATGATATCTCCCTCCTTCACGCCGGAGACTGTGGTCCCGACGGCGACAACGGTCTGGAAGATATTCAGATCCCCTTCCATCTTGGTAGGATCAAAGAGACCTCCCTGGGTCTTTACGTCTCCCACGTAAGTTCTCGCCGTAGTAATCACTGCAGTGAACATCGGGCGTACTTTCTTAATCTTGAAATGTTCCATCTATTCTATTTTTCTATTACCTGCCTCGCGGATTTCTTTCCGTTCTTCTCGACGAACCATATTCGCTCGAACAGGTCACTTCCTTTCTTCTTCTTGATCTCCGGGAGTGGACTTCCGGAGAGGACGGCTTCGGCAATGTTTTCGATGTCATCCCGGGTCATCCTGCTCCGGTAGTCGCTCCTCGGCTTCTGAGGGAGTTCCTTGGACTCGTTCTCCCTCCACTTGCAGTACCTGCTGTACACCGGACCGAGCCTTCCGATGCAAGGGATGTTCACCACGTCGACCAGCGATTCGAACTTGTCCTTGGAATAGATCCTGTTCCTGTCGTCGAAAGGAAGTCTCTTTGCATCGAGCACTATCGCGTCGAAGAAGGACTTCACCGCTCTCGATACCTCGGAAACGGAGAGGCCGAATTCCTCCGACACGCGAAGGAACCCGGCTTCATCTATTCTATTCCTGGACACGCCTGATGGGATTCTGCGGCGAAGACCAGTCAAACATGATCTGGAGCACGAACCTCGGATCCTCTCCCAGCTTAGGGATGAACTTCGGCTCGACGTCGTTGTTCTCCCTCAGGAACTTAACCTCCCTCAGCTTCGACAGCACCATCCGGAAATGGGCCTGGGACATCTTGAGCGAATCCATCATGTCCTTGCATGACTTCCTCGACCAGAGGACGTCGCGGAGAACCTCCGGATCGGGAATGCTCTCGCTCAGGATGTGATGCTGAAGGAGTATCCTAGCCGCCACATCCCTCTCCCGGGCAGTGAGCCGGTGATACGGACCGAGGAACTCGATCCATATCCGGAAGAACGAGACGTCACTGCACTTCTCGTAGAAGTAGGCGTTAGGCTTCACTTCCTTCCTCCTTGTCAGGCTGTTCCTCCTCTTCCATCAGGGACGAGAACTTGGTGAGGACCAGCTCGATCCTCTTGCCCATGCTCTCTACGAACTCCGGACTGTACATCTCGACGTGTTCCATCACCTTGAATGCATACTGAAGGAAGAAGCCGGTGGAATCGATGTTGTTCAGTGCACGGACCGCCCCCTGATACTCGCGCATCAGTTTCTGATAGTCATTGTACAGCTCGTTCAGAGCTTTCTTCATGTCGTCATAGGACAGCTTATGCTCCTGCATGTCCTGCATGGGCTGATCCTTTCCCTGGTTCTTTTTTGCTTCCATAGTCAAAAATGCTTTAAAGTTATCTGTATCTTGTCTTGAGTCTCTTCGATTTACGTCCGGTACCCTTACGGGCTCCGAGGGTTATCAGGCCTCCGCTTCCTCTGGAGAGGGCCCAGTCGAGCCATCCGTCGAATACTTCATCGGGAATGTGCCCGTAAGCCTGAAGACCAGTAATTCTGGAATAGGAGAGCCCGACGAGGCCACCCATCCAGCAACGAAGTTTTCCATATCTTCCAAACTCATCTCCTTCGGGGAGAGAACCTTCGGCAAAGTCG